GCGTAAGCCAGCACCGCCTCGTCGGTAGTGTTCGGACCGTCGACGATCGCGATCGCGCGCAGCTTGGCGGCCAGTGCGTCCATGGCGGTCGCCACGGCCTGAGTGGCCGAGTGCTTCGGGGCGATCAGCAACTTGGGTTGCGCGTTGTGCTTGCTCTTGCCGTCCAACAGCGCTTGCAGGCCGGTACGCTGGCCACCGACCAGAACGCCACCGATGATCGCTGAGGTTTGCAGCGCGGCGTCTTCGAGCTTGGGCACACCGACAGCGACGATCACCGCCACGCACATAAATCGCCTGGGCGGCCTTGGTGATCGCCGAGTCAGCACCGAATGCAGCGATCGCCTCGCGCTCGGACGTGAGCAGTACCAGCTCGCCAGCCTTAGCTGTACCGCCGCCGAGAACGCCCGGGGTGAAGGTGTCGCAAAGACCGATGATCGAGGACGACGGCAGCGAGATAGTGCGCGCACCGGTATCAATCAGCGTGGTCGTCACACCGTGAAAAAAAGAACCAGCCATATGGGTCAATCTCCAGAAACGAAAAAGCCCCGCATAAGCGAGGCTGTGAGGGTGTTCGTGTTACGCGTAACGGAAAAGAAAACGCCCCGTCAGTGCGGGGCGTCTATTGCAGCTCGGCCGGATCTGGCGGCGTGGAATCCGGCCAGCCCTGCGACAGCATTTCGTCGTGATACTCGCCGGCCTCGATCGCGCGCAACAGCGTCAGCTCGCGGTCAAAACATGCTTGAACGTGCGCCCGTACCGCCTTGGCGATCGTGATGATTTGCGCCGCACCGATTTCGACAAACCCGCCGACCGTCTTGAAGTTGCAGCGGTATTCAGGATCGAGGACGGCGGACAATCCGGTACTGGCAATCAGCGCCTGACTATCTCGGGTCGTTTCGATTTGCAGGCCGTCGACAACAATGCCAACGCCCTCGCGCGCGAACCGCTCAGCAGCGACAGCGTCCTTGAGTTCATCCAGCGAGACGATCGGCGCGCCCTCCGGCGCAAACTGCTTGCCGTCATACAGCCAGCCTTCCTCGACCTCGCTGGGGCATTCGATCCAAGTCATATCCGGGTGAAACATCGTCTTTATGTCGCCGTCAGTTTCAAACAACTGAACGGCCTTACCCATGTACAAAAGGGCATATTTTTTCATCAGGCATATTCCTCGAAAATTGCCACGCCATCAGCCCCTTGCGCGCCGCCGCGAGCTGGTAAATTTGCGCCGACTGCCACGCCACCAGCCCCGCCCCCATATCCCGAACCGGGCGAAAGCGGCCCGTTGGTGCCAGTTCCAAATCCTCCCGATCCGAGCGGGCCGCCAGCGCCATGGCCCGCCAGCGTCGAAGCATTCACGGAAATGCCGGGCTGCCCCGGATTACCTGCCATGTTGACAATATTTCCTCCAGAAGCCTGCGCTCCCGGAAAACCGGCCTGCATCAATGCATAGGCCGTCGTAAGTATCGCGGGGGCAAAGGCTGACCCCAGACCACCCGGCGCAGACAGCAACGCTCCTACTGAAGTCGCGCCACCTGTGCCGCCGCCGGTTCCGTTGGTTCCCGACGCGGTGCCCGCGATACCGCCCCGACCAATAACGACCGACTGGCTCGCGCCAATGTCTGCCGCCGTTAGCAGCGCTTCCGCATAGCTCCCCGACGCACCACCACCAGACGCAGAAGTTTGACTAGTGGTCGTAGCCGACGCACCGCCAGACCCGGCGCCGCCCCCCACAATACGAATCCGTACCTTCTTCATCCCCGGCGTCGGAATGTAGGTGCCGTTGGCCGTAAACTTCTGAATATTCAGCAGGCGCCCGAATTCGTTGCTATTGACCCGCTGCTCCAGCGCGGCGATATCGATAACGCCCTGATTGATGGGCGCGTTCCATGCCTTGATGCACCACATCACCGACAAGTTGCGCGGACGAGTTTCCAACCCACCCATAGCATCGCCGTTTAGCGCTTCCACTCCGGAGGTTTTACTATTTGTCTCAGGCTGACCAGAGAAGCCTAACTGCACAGTAGCGGCCACAGATGTACCACTGCCGCCAGCGTACCTTGCCGCCATGTAATGCATGTGCTCTCTGATTTCTTCGGCCTGATAGCTACCGATGGCCCGGCCTGCATCCACCCCCCGCCCATGATCCCAACCGCGCAGAAACTCACCACGCGACTCCGGCAAGCGGAAATTGCCGGCGCCCTCGTCGCCCTTGTTGAAGGCCGTACCGAGGAAAGCCGCCAGATCGGGATAGACCGCAATGTTCTTAACACTGCCGTCGATTTCAAGGAAACCCGGGGGGATTTTGTTCAACGGAAAACCCACCATCGTCCCCACAGGCAACGCCGAGGCCTGGGCAATCATCGCCTCGATTTCGATCTTGGTGTAAGTGTCCTTGATGCCCATTCCGGCGAGTGTTTCCGGGTTATCACCAAAGACGAAAACCCCGCGATCGTTGACCTTGACGCGGGTGTATTGGCCCGCTGTCTTGTTCTTCGGCAACACCTCCAGAATGGCCGCGTCGACGTAGGCACGGGAGGCAAGCACAATCGCCGGGTCAATCTTGAGCTGAATGTTGCCGGTGCTGGTGACAATGAAGTTCATCCGCACGATTTGCGTGCGGCCCGAGCCTTGCGACAGCAGCGGCTTGAAGCTCGGCGCGCAGTTGGCCACCGCCACCAGATCGCCGTCCGCGTCGTAGAGGCCGATTTCGCGAATCCACTTACCGCCCTCGTCGGCCGGAATGATCTGCTCGGCGATGATCACTGCCGGGTTGATCGGGTCAATCTTTAGTTGGTTGAGCGGCTTGCGACGCCACTCGTTGATCAGCTTGGTCTGACTGGCCGACGGCACCGGATTCGGCGGATCTGCCAGCCCGTTCGGGTTGGCATCCCCCACGCCCATTTGCGTGATCAGCCAAGGAATGCCGAGCGCGTCGGCGTTCGCCTGCTTGGCCATCCCCACATTCGTAAGGATCGCGAAAAACTGCGAATTCGCATCAATCATAATAAACGTCCAGGGTGTCTATGGTGTGTTCGCGGCCGACCACGCCAAAGCTGCCAGTGACCTCAATGTCACGCATGACGGGCGGGTAAACGTCGATTTCGTCGCCTTCGTAGACGGACACGGCGATATTCAAATCGCCTTGAGTTTCCAGGCTGATCGCCAGCCCAGTCAGGTGCCGGGTGACGGGCTTGGCGTCGTCAATCAGGCGCTCAAGCTCCTGATACATTTCTTCGGTGATGCCCGTATCGAGAACCCCGACCTTCAGCGCGAAGGTGCCCGGCACGCCCTCCGGCACGGTCTTGAACCACTCGACAATCTCGATCAGATAGCCCAGCGGCTCGACCACGCGGCGCAGCGCGCCGATCGTGCCCTTGTGCTTATGGATGTAGAAAGACGCCTTGATGGCCGCGCGCTTGGTTGCCTCGGACCATCGGTAATCCCAGCGATCGACCGACCATGCCCACGCCAGATGCGGCAGCAGCTCGACCGGGCAGGTGTCGGGGTTGTACAGGGTGCGCAGCGGGACAATCGTGCGATCGTAGAAAGCCGCCTCGATTGCCCGCTCCAGAGGCGTGCTATTGCTCGGCAGCAGGCTTTTCATGTTGCACCCGCCATCGTCACTTCGTAGCCGGTGCACCACGCCGCCTGCGCCTTGGTAGGCGCCAGATCCTGCCAGCCCAGCAACTCGACCCGGGAAACGCCGGCAATGTGCAATTGAGCGTCCACAGCCGAGCGCGCCACCTCAACGCCCAGCCGCTTGCGTGGATTGATCCACGCGGCAAGGCGTCGTTTCGCTTCTGCCAGACTGGCGTCACCCTCCGGGCCGGCGCTGCTCATGTGCAGAATGGCGTCAATTCGGTACTCCAGAATTTCCGCGCTTTGCACCGTGACCCGATCGGCGACCGGCCGGGTGTCCTCGTCATCGAGAGCCAGCCGGACAACGTCCAATAACTCGGCGCTAGCCTCGCCTTTCTCCTCAGTGCTCAGCACCGTCACCGTAACGTGGCACGGCGCCGGACTTTCAGCCGAGGCGTCGGCCACCAGACCCGAGGCGTTACGCGTGTGCAGGATGTAGCTGTTACGCGGCCCCGCCGTGGTCAGGCCCTCATAAGCCAGTTGAATGCGCTCCCGGTAAGGGTCGTCCTCTTCCAGCACTTCAGGCACTGGCGGCGTGGCCGTCAGATCCTCGGCTTGAATCACCAGGCGCGGCAGATTGACGTTGCCGCCAAGCTGATCGAGGTCACTCTTGATCGCATAGGCCAGCAGCAGCGCCTTGGCGCCGTCGTTGACCCGGGCACGGTTGCCGAGCTTGTTATAGGCTCCGACTTCCAGCAGCTTGACCACCGGATCTGATTCAAGGTTGGCCGTCCAGTTGTCGCCCATGCTCCCGCGAAACATGCTCAAGCTGTCTTCAAAGGTTTGTTCGAAGTCCAGCGGCTCCAGCACGTCCGGCGCCGGCAGCGCGGACAGATCCAAGATACTCATGCGCTCACCTCGGCCAGAAAGTCGTCGCCCAGGTACTCGCCGGCGACGCCCAAATTGATTTTCCCGCCCAGCACAGAAAGCACCTTGACGCTCTTGAGCTTCACGCGCGGCTCCCAGCGGCCGAGCGCCCGCGCGGCCTCAGCCTGCACCGAGCTGATCCAACCGGCGTTAACCGGCAAGTCCACATAGGTGCGTAGCTTGCTGCCGTAGTCGGGCCGCTCCCGACGACTGCCCAACGGGGTGCTGAGAATGTCGCCGATGGACTGAATAACGCTGTCGATGCCGGTAATGGGCTGGCCGGTCTGGCGATCCATTCCGATCATCTGCGTTACTCCTGGGCTTCAAGTTCGGGATGGGATTTCAGGAACGTCACAGCCTGTTCATCGGACGCCGAGACGTCGACCGAGGCCTTGACCACGGCGAGCGTGCGATTGGTCCCAGGGATGCACAGGGTGCGCGAGGTAAAGACCGTATCGCGAAAGGTCAAACGCAGATCCGTCGACGTCGACGCATCAGCGCCGGGCGTTGCAGTGGCCTTGGCCATGGTTTCCTCCAGACACAAAAAAGCCCGCACTTGGCGGGCTGCATGGTTGATTGATCAATGCTTGTGGTGATTGTCGCTATTTCCGGCGGCCATGATGTTCGCGTCGCCGGCGATGTTGCCCGTTACGTGTAACGGCCCGTCGATATTGACCGGTCCTTTGATGTTCACCGTGGCCTCAATGTCGACCGTGCCAGACTTCACCGTCACCGCGTTATCCGTAACGACCAGTTCTGTACCGCCGACCTTGATTGTCACGGTCCCGCTGGGCACGGTGATCGTGTAGCTGCTTGCCGCCCAGTCGTAGACCAGCGAACCGCCATCATCAAACCGCCAGACCTCGACATGATCGCGGTTATCCGGCTGGGCGCCGGCATTGCCGTACAGCCCCGGGATAAACGTCCCGATGCCCGCTTGCCCGCTGGGGTTGAACAAAACCCCCTGCTCGCCCAGGCTCGGCGATCGCCAGTGCCGCGCCTTGCCGGCCGCAAGGCTGTGCCAGCGCACCCAGGCGCTTGTCCACTCGCCATTCGATACCCGAACCGCACCGGCCGCCAGATCAACCCCCACGACCGCACAGGGCATCACCATGGCCGCAATCATGCGGTCATGCTCCCCGCCGGCGTAACTCACGGCAGATCCTCCGGCGGGAAAAACTCCGGCGCCTTGTCCGCGTTGAAACCGAACATCAGCGAACCCGGCGGCTCGTCTGGCCATGGCCAGTCTTC